CACAGACACCTGTTGCTGACACTGGATTTGCATCTGGTGGTCTATCAACAGGATCTACAACTGGTGGTCAATTAGGTGGCTTAGGTGGTGGTTTCACTAGTTTCACTAATTCACCAGTTTCATCTGGCACATCAACAACGCCTTTTTCAACTAGTCAAAGTGCTCAGTCTGGTCAAAGAGTTTATGTCTTAGAAAGTGATATATCTAACGCACAACAACGAGTTAGAGTGTTAGAGGGTGCTGCCACCTTTGGTTAGAAACAAATTCACCAGAAAAGACATATATAGATATGACAGATAATTCACAAAATTTGCCTATCTATGACATCACTATCGGTGATGATGGCGGCGTTGATATGGTGTCGCTAGTTGATATTCCTGCGATTGGCGTCGATTTCATTAAATTAAAAGAGCAGAAAAAATTGACTTTTGTTTCAGACAAATCTGATAGACAATTGTTGTATGGCCCCTTTTTAATTCCAAATATGTTGATATATCGGTCTGATGAAAAGATAGGTGAATATTATGTTAGATTTTCTGCAACAGAAATTGAAAAGATTGCAGAAAAATTTAATGAAAGTCTTAACAATAAAAATATCAACTTTATGCACACTGACAAAGAGGTTGATGCTTTTGTTTCACAAAATTGGATCATAGAGGATGATTCAGACAAATCAAAAATGTATGGATTTGATTTGCCATTAGGCACATGGTTTGGTGCTGTTAAAGTTAAAGATCAGAATTTCTGGCTAAATCAGGTTAAAAATGACGAGGTTAGAGGATTTTCTGTTGAAATAAAAGCCGATTTGAATTTGGCATTAAAAAATAAAATAAAAGATTCTATGAAAAAATTAGATTTTAATAAGTATCCACTAAAAGGTGGTGATGTAACCGTCTATTGTGAAGGTGAATTAGAAATTGGCAAACCACTTTTTATTGACGAGGCTTTGACAAAACCTGCACCAGAAGGCGACCACACTTTCGAGGATGGCCGTGTCATCACGGTTAAAGACGGCAAATTGACTGAAATTAAAGAGGTCGAGGATTTAGGATATGACAAAAAAGAGGATGATGAAAAAAAGATGGCCTTAGATCCTAACACCGGCAAAGAATTGACAGAAAATATCACAGCAGAGGAAGTTTCTATGATGATAGACAACAGATTCGGTGAATTAATGGAGGAAATCACTAGACTAAAAATTATGATAGAGGGCAAAGATGACGAAATGTCTAAATTCAAAAAAGAGGTTAGTGAAAAATTTTCAATGACACCGGCATCAAAATCAATTAAAGAAAAAGAGGTGGTTGCACCATCACATAATAAATTCACAGAGGCTGAAAGACGCATCCGTGAATTTTCAAAAGTGAAATAAACATAAAATCAGATTTTGACATATCTAATTATAGAGGTTAAAATCCAAAAAAAATAAAATAAAAAAAAATGGCATTAACAGACAATACTACTTTTTATGGCCGTGACGCAGAGGGATTTTTCAAAAAAGTCTTAACAACTGGTTCGGCAAAAAATGAATTGACACTAATCCCGAATGTTAAATCGAAAATCAAATTAGCATTTTCTGACTTAGGCAATATTTTGCAGGCAGATGATTGCTCTTTTTCAGCAACAGGTGAAGGGTCATTAAATCAAAAAACGATGGATGTATGTGATTTGAAAGTAAATCTCGAATATTGTGCAACAACTTTCGAGGCAAACTATCTATCACTGCAACTAAGAGCAGGATCTAATTCTGACGAGGTGATGCCAGCATCATACGCAGAATATGTTGTTGGTTATGTTGCTGAAAAAGTTTCATCAGATTTAGAAATCACAATGTTCAAAGGTGACACTGGTACATCATCATATCCCCTAAATCTTTGTGATGGATTAGTGAAACAACTTTTGGCTGACGGATCAGTCATTGATGTTTCTGCAACTGCATCAACTATCACATCAACTAACATAGTTGGTGAATTGAATCGAATTTTAGAGGCAGTCCCAGCAGATGTTAGAAATCAAACTAATTTCAAAATCTTTATTTCTAACGCAATGGCTTTTTCATACAAACAGGCACAGGCAGCCACAACTGGTGGTCTTTTCTTAGTTGGTGACAAAGAATTGAATTATTTAGGATATAGATTAATCCCGACATCTGGTCTAGACGCGAAACAGGCAATTGCTTTCAACTCTGACAAAGTCTTTTTCTTAACAGATTTGACATCAGACTGGGATGAGGTCCTTTTGATTCCACAAAGAAATATTTCAGGTGCTAGAACTGAAAGATTTGTAACATCATTGAAATTTGGTGTGAATTATCTATATGGATCTGAAATTGTACTTTATTCATAATATTGAAAAAAAAATAAAATAAAATAATATGGCTTGTGTAAGTTTTTCAGGCGGAATTTCTTTGAATTGTGAAAATAATATTGGTGGTCTCACCAAATTATATTTGACAGATTATGACAATGTGTTAGGCATCACCGCTGCTGGTGGTACGATTTCAAGTATCACTATGGCAACTGCATCTGTCTTTTATGAATTCGAATTCAACAGAAACTCGGCAACCTTTACAGAGGATTTAGTTAAATCCGTTGAGGCTGGGTCGGCTCTTTTCGAGCAAACCGTAACCGTGACTATCCCACGCAGGGATGTTCAAAAAAGAAACACTTTGGCTCTTTTGACACAAAGAGACTTGGCGTGTATAGTTAAAGATTCTAATGGATTCTTTTGGTACCCTGGTCAAACAGAAGGGCTATATCTATCAGAAGCAACATCAACATCGGGTACTGCAAAAGCCGATGGATCTAATTATGTCTTAACCCTAAAAGGTTTCGAGGTTGATAGGTCACAGGGTGTTGCAGCCGGCATCATTGCTGGTTTGTTATAATCTAATGTGTGTCTAATATATCTAAAAAGGGGTTGATTTATTTCAGCCCCTTTTTTTTTTCTGAAACAATTCCACAATTAAAAGACATAAAAGGATATGACTATCAATTTAGAAACGGGTGTTACATCATCTGTATGGATGTCTTTGAAAGAAAGTGTGCCGACAGGATATACAGGATCATATCAATTCAATTTGACTAATGACATCACAGGCGCAACTAAATCATTCACACCAACAGATCAGCAACCGACTAATAAATGGTCTATATTTTATTTGTCAATAAATCAACCTGAAAATCTAGCCGCTGGCATTTTAGACCTGGCAGACGGGATGTGGTCTTTTGATGTGATTGCCAATTCACAAAAAATTGAATCAGGCAAAATCATAGTCAAATGGTCACACAATTGGCAAAATATTCACAGACCTGGTCAAAAGACAGGTGGTGCAATTAGACGAAATTAATATGGCAAAATTACGAGATTTTTTATTTGGCAAAGTCGATGAAAAAAAAGAAATTATATCAGATTTAGTTGAAGGACTAAATCTTAGAAATATAGACATCCCGCAACCTAAGGAGCAAAAAGGCGTTGATTGGGTTACATATGGGCCCAACAACCAATTCCCCTTAGACCTTTTAGAATATAAAAATATGTCATCAATTCATAATTCAATTTTAGAGGGTAAGACCTCTTTAATTGCCGGTGCGGGTTTCATCTATGCAGACAACAGAGACCTATCTGATATATGGTTAGCTGAAAATTGGCGTCTAGTGCCTTTTTGGCGCAAATTAGACAGAATTTTCTATCAGGTTGCAAAAGACCAAGAAATCTTTGGATATAGTTGCTTTGAAATCATATATTCAATGGATCGAACTAGAATTGTTGATATGAATTGGGTTGATGCCAGTCGAGTTGCCATAGGCAAAAAAAATGAATTTGACCAAATCACACACTTTTATTATAGTGAAAATTGGTCTAACACCAGACAATATCCACCAAAAAAGATAGATACCTTTGACCCTAATGGTGAAAGTCTAAGACAACTCGTCTTTATACGCCGTGATGAAAATAATATGAATTATTATTCACTGCCGAATTACTTTTCTGCACTTAGGTGGATTAAAGCCGATGGTCTAATGTCAGAATATAACCTGGCTGCAATTAACAACGGATTTTCACCATCAATTGTATTCAAATTCTATAAAAAGCCATCACCAGAGGAGCGCAGATTAAATTCAGAACAAATAAAGGCACAACACGGTGGATCTAAAAATGCCGGCAAAGCCCTAATATTTTATTCAGATGGCAAAGACCTGGCACCAGATGTTGATACTTTGGATGCAACTAATATAGACCAAAGATTGATTCAGGTTTCAGACCAGATTGTGCAACAAATCATCACCGCACATAGATGTCATCCGCAGTTGTTGGGTGTGCAAACGCCAGGCAAATTAGGATATTCAACTGAATTAATTCAGTCGTGGGAAATCTTTGACAAAATGGTTATTAGACCAGAAAGAAAATTAATTTTCGACCATTTCAAAATGGTGTTAGTCTATAATGGCATAACAAAATTAGACATAGAGGCCTTAGTGCCAATAAAAATATAAATATAATAAATGGCCGCAACTTTTTCATTTCTTTTCATAGATGATGTATATCTAAAAACCTACACACCAGTTGGTAAATCAATTGATGTAGATCAGATATATCCTTTTGTTGGCGAGGCACAGGATATTTATATTCAGGATTTATTAGGCACACCACTATACAACCAGTTAGAATATAAATTATATTCAGGTCTAACTTTTTCACAACCTTTTTTCACATCATATGAAATCGAGTTAATAAATCTTTGCTCTAAATCACTGGCATATTGGTCTGTATATTTGGCACTGCCACATCTATCAATTGGAATTAGAAATATCGGATTAGGTCGTGCAGTTTCAGACAACACATCATCTGGGTCATTAGAGGATTTGAGATATATCCGTGATGAAATGAAAAATTTGGCTGAATTCTGGGCACAAAGAGTTGTCAATTATTTATGTGAAAATTCAGAATATTTCCCGCTTTATAGGGCAGCATCACCTGACATATATCCACAAAATTGGGTCTATGATTCAGATATTTATATAGAGGAGGTCTATAAAGACCTAACGGCAGATCAGTTAAAATTGTTACAAAAATATATCGGCAAATAAAATGATGAATGAAATTTTCTATATTATCGGTGGTCTTTTAGTTAGTGTGATTGCATATTTTCTAAAAAAGACAATGGATCAACTAACAGGTGTTGAAAGGCAAACTAATGAAAATAAAAATCAAATTGACCTTCTTAAAATCGAGCACAAATTAGAAATGAAAAGTCTGACTGAAAAATTCCATGAATTAAGAGTTGCCGTTACAGACCTAATTAAAGAAATAAAAGAATTAAATAAAAGGATATAACCATGCCAATTGAAAAAAGAAAAGATGAAACCCGTGATGAATTTATATCACGATGTATAAAAGTCGAAATTGATTCAGACAAAAGCCAGGATCAGGCAGTTGCAATTTGTATAAATTATGCTGACCAATATTTTGCCGAGGTTGGTGAAAGGGGTGCAATTAGAGAATCTAAAAAGGCACCTAAGTCAGACACACCTAATAAAAATCCAAAAGGCGAAGGCACAGCAAAAGGTGATGCATCATCAACCAGAGGTGCCGAGGTCACAGAAAGAGTTGAAAATATCTTAAAAGACAAAGTCAAAGATTTCAATGAAAGATATGGTGAAAAATTAGATTATAGTGCAAATATAGGTCAATTAAAAGCCGTATATCAAAGAGGTGTTGGTGCTTTTAATGTTTCACATTCACCTCGGGTCAAATCAGCCGAGCAGTGGGCACTAGCCAGAGTTAATGCATTTCTATACATATTAAAGACTGGCAGACCTGAAAATCCTAAATATACAAATGACTTTGACCTTTTGCCAAAGAAACATCCTAAAAATCCTGACTATAAAAAAGATGATATGGCAAAGTCAGCAACGCAATCAGTTAGTGATGCAACCTGGTCATCAACACCAGCAATTTCAATCAATTTAGAATCATATGATGACTATCCAGAGGCAGCGCGGAGAAACGCACAAATTGCCTTAGACTGGGCTGAAAAGTGGGGATGGGGTGATTGCGGCACACCGGTCGGCAAACAGCGGGCAAATCAGTTGGCAAATGGTGAAAAGATTTCAGAGGACACAATTGCCCGTATGGCGGCTTTTGAAAGACATAGAGAGAATTCAAATAAAGAATTAGGTGATGGATGTGGCCGCCTGATGTGGCAAGCCTGGGGTGGTGACGAGGGTGTTGCCTGGGCACAAAAGAAATTAGAGCAAATTAGAGGCCAAAAGACTAATTTGGCAAAAGTTAAAAAGATTTTAATTGATGAAAATTTGCCAGATGAAACCATTTTAGATATGAAAAGTCGGGGTTTCAAAGTCTATATTAAATCGGCTAGAAAAATTAGAAAATCTGATAGAAAGGCATACAACAGATTAAAGACACTCGGTTTGAATTTCGATTCAGACTATCTATCTGGTGATGAAAAGCAATTAGACAGACAAAAAGATTTCAGTCTTTATATGTCATCAGACGATCCGATATTAGACACACTTTTAATGAAATCTGAAAAATATCATTATAGACAGGTCCTTCACACCGAGCCAGTCTTTTCGATAGAGGATGCAGAAAATAAAGAAAAGGCATTTTTAGAAAATCATAAATTGAAATTTGCCACCATTAGAATTCTTTATGAATATAAAGTTAGACCAGATGTGCCCGAGGCCATTAGTGGATCTAGACCTTTTTGTGACAAATTATTTAGAAAAGGTGGTGAATATACATTAGAGCAAATAAAAAATCTGCCATCAGGCCATCTAAAAGATATGGGGTTAGAACCAGATGTCTTTTTATATAGAGGTGGTTTCTATACACTGCCAGGCACAAATCAGACAACACCATATTGCAGACACGAATGGCGTATGAAAGCGGTGTTAATATAAACAAAAATTAAATCAAAAGACATAATTTAATATAATGAAAAGATTGACATCAGACTGGCAGAAAAGAGCAGCCTTAGAAGCACAAAAGAAACAGGAGGCCTTTGATAGGATTCGACGACTGACTATAATGCGTGGCTTTTATGAAATCAAATCAGAGGTTTCTGACTGGATTCTAGCAACTGGTTTCTGGCAGGATATTAACTTTTGGCGTGATGACCAGAATTGGATAGATTAAAAAAAATTATATATAAAATATGCCAACACCATATACATTAATTAACAACGGTGATTCTGGTCTAACGGCTAGAAACACAATAAATGATATTTTGACAGATGCTAACAATGGTCTTTTCACAGGGGCCACAGGTGCTGCTGGGACGAGTGGTTCATCAGGCACATCAGGAACACAAAGTGGTTGTTTAGGCATCACAATCGATGGTGGTGGGTCTGTTATCACAACTGGTTTGAAAGGATATTTACTCGTTCCATATGACTGCGAAATTGATTGTTGGGGTGTCATAGCCGACCAATCAGGCTCAATAGTTGTTGATGTTTGGAAAGCCGCACAACCAACTATACCAACGGTCGCAAACACAATCACTGGCACAGAAAAACCAACTTTATCATCAAGTCAAATCGCAGTAGATGTTAATTTAACAACTTGGGCGACAAGTTTATTATTCGGTGATATATTGGCTTTCAATGTTGATAGTGCTTCAACATTAACAAGAGCAACTATACAAATAAAAACGATTAAATCT